ACGAGAATCCATAAGACCAGAAACCACAGAAACCACTGAATCTGTAGTAATTCTTGTACCAACTGGGCCATAGTTTGTAGAACTCCCTGTAGTTACTTTGTCATTGTAAATGTAATATTCATTCACGACATTCATAACATCTACGCCGGTACGTTCATCTTTTTGTTTTTTAACTTCACGAATCTTACGCATTTTTCGTGGGTCAATATATCTCAATTCTCTGATACCTTTAGTTGGTTCTTCTCGGTCAACAATAATGTGATAAAAAAGTTTTCCGTCAATATAATATCTACGAAATATGTCTTGTGCCATTTTTGTATAATTTAATATACGCAAAATGGTAATGAATTCTTCTTTGATGGCTTTCTTAATCTTGTCCGGTTGTTCTAGGTCATCTAAAACAATCTGAATGTTTTTACCATCATCATCTTGGCATATTGCTTCATTAACAATGTCATCGATAGCTGATTCAATTTCTGGTTGCATTGCCATTTCACGGTAACGAGAAATTAGTTCAACCTCATTCTTTGCAGTGCCGTCTAAGTCAACATATGTTCCATAATATGCGGCAGATGTAATTGTTAATGCACCATCATCATTACTCGGAGGTGAGAATGATTGTTCTGATGCTTGTTTAGCTTCATTCTCTTGACGAGATATTGTGAAGCCAAAAAGTGAAAATTTATTTGCCATTTATTTTAAGTCCGTTCAAAAAAATCATTAAAAAGAGGACCGAAGCCCTCTTTATATAGTAGACTAAATTAGGTTGTTAAACCTGTTGATACACCATTGATACCTGTAGTCCAGTATTGATATGCAAAGGTAACAGTAAATTCTTCAATCGTATCATTTGTTCCCCAATCTAAATCAATAGGAGACAAATCAACCGGAAACATCTGAACAAAATTATACGATTTTATAACTTTATCTTCTTTACCATATTGATTAACTGTGGCATCTATTTTATAATTTCCCGCGGCGAGGCCAATCGTATCAAGCTCTCTTTTATTATTTAAATGAGAGTTGATACCGTTCATCCATCTTTCAATGGAATTTCTGATTGAAAAATCTTCATCGTTGATAACTGTTACAGTCCAATCAGCAAAAGTTCTATTTCCTGCTATTTTTATTTCTCGGCCTTGGTAATAAATTGGTACTATACCTAAAGTTGAACCAGGCAATTGTGCGGATTTTGCCAAAAACTTTAAATTTTCGGGCGCGCCTTTGGTGCCATCAACAGCTGCAGGTAACCCCATACTAATTTGAAATAAATTAGGACGAGCTCCATCTCCTTTTAATTTTGATGTGAAATTAGTAATTTCAAACGTCATTTTTTTCTCCTCTATTTGTTAGTTATTTATTACGCTGTGGTGTTAGTAATTGTTGTAAAATTAACACCAGTACCAACTGCAACAAAATTCAACTGAATAAAATTAATAGAACGAGCAGGTTGAATGTAAATGTCACCAACAAACTGGTTATTATTAACAACAGAAGGAGTATTATTTGTTGAATCACAAACAACTTGGAATGAACTAATACCTCTTTGTGCTTGAACGTCACGAAGATAAGGTGTTATCAATGCAACAAATTGTGCTTGTGTAAATGCATCATTAAATTCAAATAGTGAGAATTTAGCTGCTTTAGCAATTGCTTGTTCAAGTGTGATAAACAATCTACGAACATTGATTCGGTCAAACGCAGAAGGTTGAGTTTGCATGGTTTTATCGCCAAACAAAACTGTGCCTGATCCTGGGAATGAAACAACTGGATTAACAGCAACTTGATATAGATTGTCTCTATTTGTTTGTGTTGGATTCCATGCTAGTTTAATAACATTTTTGATAACACCGCGATTGTATCCTGCAGGTGAATACCATGGACTTGCTGCTTGGTCTGTGTTCACACACAATCCTGCAATGTCACCATTCAATGGTACCCAAACATACTTGTTATTATAACGGTCAAACAGATATTTCCAACCAGAATCTGCAAACGCATAAGAACCAATTGGTCCTCCAGCCAATGAAGAAAGTCCTGACATCCAAGATAGTACAGATGTTTGTTCACTTCCTGAATTGTTAACAACTGCTGATTGTGGAGGAGAAACAAACGCCACACAATCTTTACGAGTTCCTGCCATGTTAATAGCTGTTGTTTGAACTGCTGTATTTGTATATGGACCTGTAACTAACAATGAAATTGATGTTTGTGCTGTGTCTGTAAAGAAAGCCATTGCAGAAATAACATCAGCATCACTTACAGCAACATCAACACCGCCTGCCAATGGAGTATTAACTATTCCAACTGTTGCAAAATTTGTATTAGCAGCAGGTTGTCCCCATGTTCCGTTTGTTGAAACATAAGTTACTGGGTCAACTGCGTAAATGTATTTTGAGTTATTAAAAATTGCATTCTTGTAGTAGTTTGATTGACCTAATGAATCAATAGAATCGACCGCTTTAGAAAGATAAGAATAAGTTTCTAGAACAGTACCTTTTACTCCAGAGAACAAACCGCCCGTGTCAATAACAGCAACGTGAATTTGGTCATTAGCACCACCAACTTGTGATGTGTTATAACCTGTGGTAGGAGGACTATTGAAATAACCTGAAAGTGCAACATTTGCAAAATTTGTTCCTGATGCATTGTAAAGTGCAATGTTCCAAGAATTATATGCAGATTGTGAAGCACCAGCATCAGCAACAGAAACTGTCAAAGAATTTCCAAGTGCGCCTGGATATCTTGCCATAAATGGACCGTAAGCATTTCCATTAAGACCATTTAACAATGAATATTGGAATACATCTTTATTAGGAACTTGTATTGCTGTACCTGTACCAACCGAATTTACTGTTCCTGAATTGACTGCACGAACAACTTGAAGATTGTTACCGTAGGCTAAGAAAGATGCCGCAGAATACCATGATGAAGCTGTGTTGGAGTCTGGATTTGTAAAAATGTTAACAAGCGTTTTTTCACTGTCAACTGTTGTAATTGTTTTTCCTGGTCCCCATTTGAAGGCTCCAGCATACGCACCGGCTGTAGTTAGAACTGAAGGAACAACTGTAGTTAAGTTGGTTTCGGTTGTAATTACGCCTGGAGATAATTGAGCTATTTGCGCCATTTGTGTCTTCTCCTTAATATTGTTCTGTTAGTTGGCAGTTTATACCAATGAATTATTTATGAAACATTATTTTTACATATTTCTGAGCATATCTCGCGTGAAAGAACCATAGGTATCTCCGCCAACACTAGAGTCCCATAAATCGCCGCCAATCAATTCAAGTTCCATTTGCCTACCATCATCCATTATCATTTCTGGTAGACCCTCATCGTCAACCTGATTCATTCTTTCCAACTGAATCTGTTTACGAATGTCGTGACTTACAATTTCTTTGAAGTAGGTTTGAGTAGTCAACCATGCAAAAATCACCAAAGACATAACTAAGTCATCATTTGCACCTTCTTCAGCTTGAAATGAGTTTTTCTCTGCAACAAAAGTGGTCAATTCTGAAATGGTATCGAAGTCATTGATTAAAAGTTTATCACCTTCAATCAGCATTTTAAGATTAGAACAACCGATTCGTTTGACTTGCGGTGACATTTTCAGACCCATCTGAATGCCTCTTGCAAAACCTGCCGACAGTTGTTGTGGTTTTTTGTTACCTGTAAACACTTTCCAAAGATTTTCATATTCCAAATCGTTATGTAAAGTTTCAGCCACTTGCGGTGTATTATTGATTTCTACAAGAACATACGCATCATTGTACAATTTTGCAGTGTTATAGATTACAGTTGGAAATAATACAGGCGAAATAGATGAACTATGGTATGTCGCAACCTGTTTATATGGAGTATGTGAAATGTCCATTACATTAAATGCAGAACAGTCCATATTTCTACCTTCAGAAACGTCTACAGTTATTGCATATAGGTGGTCTTTTTGATTATCACCATCAGATTCTTTAATAGGTTGTTCGTAAATTTTAACTTTATCGTGTTCGTATATGGCATCCATGTATGCCAATTGTTGGAGTTTTTCACCAGAAATTAAAGTATTGGTAGAACCTAAGAACTCACATTCAAACTCTTGCCTAAATTGTTCGAGTGAGGTGTTTTTGATAGTTTCTTCTTTCCACTTTTCATCACGACCTGGAACCATAGACCAGTGAATAGAGAAAGTCTTGTAACCATTCTTCTTACCAATTGCATCCATCCACAATTTGTAGAACAGATTCATACCGTTTGGTGTGGATACAATGATAATCTTGGTGGACTTACCAGAAGAAATAACAGGATAAACAGAGTTAAAGAATTCATTTGCGATATTTGCAGGAACGAAAGCAAATTCATCCAAGAATACTACATTGAAAGAACCTCCACGAACTGCGGATGATGAGGTTGATGCGGCAATAATCTTAGAACCATTTTCAAGTTCCACATTACCCTTATTCCAGGTAATGATACCTTGTTGTAACCACATTGGAAGATTCTCATATGCCAGCTGATACTTGGCTAGAATGTCTCTTGCAAGTGATCCTTTGTTCGCCAGGATTGCAATGTTCTGTGAATCTGTGAATAGTGTTAACCAAAGAAGATATGCTACCGAGGTTGTTGTCTTACCAACCTGACGAGGACATTTTGTAATGGCAAA